TCATATCATATTGAGTGATGGCATTTCCAACAAATAATGTGTTTTGTGCAGTAAATCTAATTGTAGACAAATCAGGATTAATTGTAGCGTTGATTGTTACGCTTTGTGTGTTTGCTGTAGTATCAGTACTGTTAATTTGGAACGTAGCTTGTGTAAAGTTATTTGCTGGCCAGCTAAAAATGTTTTGTGATGTATTACCAAATGTTGAAACTGTAGTAGTATTGAAGATACCAGTATTAAATGTGATCGCAAAGTTATTATTAATTTTCTCAAACGCGGTACGTAACGGATCGCCCTGACCGTCGTTTGGGGCTGCGCCTACATTAATAATCTCATAATTTACAGTTGTCATAATATTTTAATCCTGTATAAATTATTTATCATAAATATGTTTATGTTATTTTGGTTATTAAAGTTCTTACCCGCACTATTAATCCATGGATTTATGGGTTTAGCCGTGCTAGCTTTAGTTCTTAGTTTTATTCCATTTGTACCCTATAAATTTGCATTTAAATGGGGCGGGATAGCTGCTGTAGCACTTGGATTGTTTCTAGAGGGGTGCTTATTAACTCAGCAAGCATGGGAAATGCAAGTTTCAGAATTACAAGATAAAGTTAAACTCAGTGAAGAAAAAGCAGCACAAATCAATACTGAAGTAGTAGAAAAACTTGTCACTCAAACACAAGTTGTACACGACAAGGGTGATCAAATTATCAAGTATATTGATCGTGAAGTTACAAAAGTAGACAATACTTGTGAAATTCCACCTATTGTTATTGCTGTACACAATGCGGCTGCTACAAATACTCCAATTGAAGAACAACCATTAACACCAAATACGTTGGTAGATACAGCAGCACATAACGCTGCGGCGGTGCCAAAATGAAAAAACTAATCCCATTATTATTAATATTGTCAGGCTGCGCTACAGTTCCAGTAGAGCGTCATTTTCCTGAGGCTCCAAGTGAGTTGCAAGAGCCATGTGGTAAGTTAAAAACTATAGATACCCCAACTGTTAAGTTCAGTGATTTCTTAAAAGTTGTTACCCTAAATTATACCGAATATCATAAGTGCGCACTTAAAGTTCAGTCTTGGCAAGAGTGGTATAAGTCTCAAAAAGACAACTTTGATTCTGTAAAGTAATCAACAACTCTATCAGCAATAAACTCTACTTCACCATCTGTTAGTTCAGGGTGTATAGGTAAACTTAATACCCCTCTACATAGCATTACACTTGTACTAATCATGTCAGGCTTTTTAAGATATCGTGCTACTTCTAAATTGCTTAATGGCTGTTTATAATGAATACGCACATCAATAGCATAACCCCACAAATAATTATATAATTCGTCACGCCATTCGGTATATATAACAAACTTCTGATCTGCGTGATCATTTTTATTACGACTTAGACAACGTATAGGTAAATTTTCAAATTTATCTAGATAGTAATTACGAATCTCTCGTCTGCGTTCTTGCCAATCGTCTATATATCGTGTACGCACTAATATCTGCGCACAGTCTTGTTCACTCATACGACTATTGGTACCACTATGTGTATGTTCGCCTTTAAAGTTACTACGATACTTCAATGCGAAATTGGCTAGACCATCGTCATTAGTTAATACTGCGCCGCCATTGCCACTACTTGGTAGATTTTTTGTAGGATCAAAACTAACTGCCATTGGAGTAGTATCTAAGTATATGTTTTTATGAATCAACCAATGTTGTGCGCCATCTAGTATTCTACGTTTATGTAATGCGCCAATTGTATATATTGGACTTGCTCCATATAAACCCACATGTACTTCAAAGATGTTATGTTTAGGTTTATTCCAATCAATATCTTCTTCAATTAATAAACCATTTTTATCTGTGTCTGCTATTTCACATTCAAAACCAGCATTTAGAAAAGCATTTAGTGTTGCTACATATGTAATATTTGGTATACGTGCGATTGGCTTAAAGTCATAGGGATTTTTAAACATCTCATAGTGTGCTATACATTCTAATGCTTGTGTACCGCTGTGTAGTGTTACTGCGTAATTATAGCCTGTACGCATACATAACCAATTTTCAAATTGTTCTGTATAGTGTCCGTCCATGTATGTGCCACTAGATAATACACGATGTGTAGCGTCTAGTAGTTCTTTTGACAGGTTACGATATTGTCTATCTAGCCCAAAGTGTGGGATTTTGTATGAGCCATTCATGGTATTTTGTTAATCCTGTTTTCAAGTCAGTGTTTGGATTATATTTTAATTCAAGTACTGCTTTGACTATATTTAATGCGCCACGACTTGGGTATTGATTGTTCTTATCTTTAATAACAATATTGTTATTGTTGCCAACTAGTTCTCGTATTAGTTCAGCACATTCATATATGGTTGACGCATTGCCGCCACTCATATTGTAAGTTTTGTTATTGCTAATATCAGTTGTACTTGCTGATACAATGCCATCAACTAAATCATCGACATAAGTAAAGTCAAGTTTTTCATCAACACCATTTACTATTAGGTCTTCACCATTAAGTGCTGATGTTAAAAATTTACTTACTACTCTGTCATTAACATCTAATGGTCCATACACAGCACTTGGTCTTATGATTGTATATTTTAAATCTGTGTTTTTACAGTAATCTTTAACTAGCCATTCACCAGACAATTTTAATATGCCATATGTACCAATTGGATTACACACACTGTCTTCTGATATATAATCGTCAAAGTCACCATAGACCATGCTGCTGCTTAAGTGTACAAATTTCTTAACACCAAACATCACACTGTATTCTAATAGATTAAGCAAGCCTTCAATCATTACACGACTGCCTAGTTGTGGATTAGTGTTTACTACTTTTTGTCTTGGGAAACTTGCTGTGTGTATTACAACATCAAAATTAGTATTGTCAAGTAGCATTTGTACGACTTTACGATTGGAAATGCTATTATAACTAATATGTGTTGTTTTAATTTTACTTTGACGTTGTTCTATTAAGTAATCTAATTCAGTTTCTGGGATAATGCCATAGTTGGTTTTTAAATCTAATATAACAACTTCATGTCCTAAACTTTCTAGTTTAGAAACAATATTGTGTCCTATAAATCCCAAACCACCAGTGACTAAGAATTTCATAAAATCCCATAGCTTTTAAGTAAACCTAAAAGATACAAACAACCAAATATTAAATTAGGATAAATCATAAATCTTTCACGCCATAGATTTCCTAATGTAACCCATAGTATAGCTGTTATTAGTCCACTCCATTTGTTGTATGGAACTAAGTCTGCGCTAGTAAGAAAAACTGTAAGTAAGCTAAATGAACTACCTGTCCATTTTACATACCAATCAATCTTTTGTCGTTTTAAAAAATTTATTATTCCCACTTTAACCTATACATCATATAATCAGTATCATTAAACACAGCCTGTATGGCAATTTCATATCCCCGAGAATCTTGGCTAGGGTTTGTAAAAAATACACAATCTTTACAACGTTCCATGACCCATCTACCATGTTCTGTTTGTTGCCATTTATAAATAGGTTCAGCGGCAAATAATTCAGGGTCTTCTACGTCACTCATAGTAAACCTATGTACTATAACTTTGTTCATATTATTATAGTACATAAGTTTTTGTTTTATATCAATTTTATTGGTTAAAGTTTACCTAATAACTTATCAGTTTCAGGTTGCACAACTTTTGCTACATTTTCTACATTGAGAATAAACTCTACCCCAATTATTTCAGCATCCATTTCATTTAGCTTACGTGAAACTGCATCTTCAACTTGTTCAGGGATTAAACCTTGATTAAGTAGTTTTGCTATATTAATAGTTTGTTGACGCTTCCCGTGAAGTTTAATAATTAATTTTTTAATAAACTCCACAGGAATTTTTTGCTTTTCAACATCTTCTAATATGTGTTCCCATTTTTTAATAAAATCTGGTGACATGTTACTCTTATACTGTTACTTTAACTTTCTTCGCTTTGGTTTTTTTAACTTTTGCGGGTGCCTCAACACTAGGTGCTGCTACAGAACTTGGGTTAAGAAATTCAGCTTCTTTCAACATTCTTTCTGCTTCTGCTAATAATCCTTTTGCTTCGGCACTCATTTTAGCAGCTTGTTGACGCAAATTATTTGCCAATGCTGTATCACCTAAAGCATCGCCGCTAGCTGCAACTACTGGAGCAGTTTGAGCATCGCGACCTTCACGCATTCTACGTGCTACTTGCGCAGGGTCTTGCATACCGCGTTGACTGTCTAATTCAGCCATACGTTTAACAGCATCTTCACCCTTTTCCATTTCGTCAAGAATTTTATTCAATTCATCGAGTCTAATCTGTTGATTAGGAGATGGTGTCATAACGATTTGTTCTGTTTGTACTTTCTTCAACATGCCTTCACTATGCAATACTTGAAGAATGATTTTACCGTCACGTGTATGTGTACGATTTAATGCGTCAGCAAGGTCTTTGCTGTTTTGCCCAATATCACTATCAATACATTGAATCAATGGATCGTGTATATTTTGATTTAATAATTGAGTATACACTACTAGAGCCATGTGTGGCTCGCCTGGAACTTCACGGAAAACTACTGCAACTTTTCTGTCGCCATGTTTACCAACGTGTCTTAAAAATGCCATATAAATATTCTCCTATGCGTAGTGAATATTTAACAGTATTTAATCTTACCCGAATATTTATTAAGACCAACGCAAATCAAAATACATGGCTTCTGTTGGATCTTCAAAATATATATAAGAAACAGTATTAAAACCGAAAAGATCATTAATAGACCTTTCTTCACCAATATAATATCTACCTTTAAGAGTTTCTAACACCCAAATTAAAGAACTATGATTTAATGGTGTATTAGCTTTAACAAAATGTATAGGGTTGTCTTTTACTGCTCTTTCAGTAAACCATGTATTAATATCTAATTCTAAAGCATCATCTATTTTTAACGAGTTCATATATCATTTCAGCTTTTTTTACAGCATCATCTAACGTTGGATTATCTCTAGCAGTTTTAAGTATATCGCGCCAGTAATTCCATTGTTGAATATACTTACGTTCAGG